ACCGCACGCATCGTCCATGTCCGTCACTTCGATGAACTGGTAGAGGCCGATGCGGTTCTCAGCGGGCACGTCCGTGTTCCGGGCGTACAGCCAAGTGCCACTGCCGCCATCTGCAAGGCAGTGCCACTCCTTGCTGAAGAGACGGGCGAACTCGAAGTTCCGGTGGTTCATGGCATCCTCCACTTGCGCCCGCCCATCCAGACAGCTTCTTTCGGGGGGACTCCCAACACCCGCGTCCAGCTTCCAGAAGCCAGCCGGATGAAGCAGTGAGCTTCACGCAACCCAGAGTCCTTGGAAAACTCCAAAACGGAGGCTTGAACAGCTCTGAAGGTCGGCCAAATCATGGCAGCACCTTCTTGACTTCGAGCGACAGCCCGCGCCGCATCCGCCAAGTAGCAACGTTCCAAGCAAGCAAGCGGGCCTCGGAATCGCCGCCCCAGAACGCGGTCAATTTCTCGACCAGGGTGTTGACCTTCTTTGCTCTGGACTCGGCGGCGGCTTCCTCAGCCTTGCGAATCGCTTGGGACAGGATGTGGAACTTCACTTGCATGGTGCGCCTCCTTCGTAGTGGGACAACTGGGTTGATGCTACCTCTTTTGCAGCTTCAAGCGCAACGCCGTCCAGACCCTCTCCTTCTCACCGACAGCGTTGAAGTAGCCTTTCCAAAACTGCGCCTTACGTCCGTCGTGTTTCTCGACTTTGGCCATCCCGGCAAGGTCGGCGGCCTTGGCACAAGCGGCCCCGTAGAGCATCACTTCGACTTCGATGTCGCTGAGGGGGGCTGATTTGACGGGCTGGTCCCCTTTGGGGAAGGGGGTGCGAACGTGGGTCTTTTTCATGGTTCTGGGTTCTGGGTTCTGGAACGCCAGAACCGGGGTGTTCTGGCGTTTCCCCTATGAGAATCGAGGGCGGTTCTGGGTTCTGGGGGTGTCTCTTGCGCGACCCTCAAGAGGCGCGCTAACCATTGCGCCAGAACCAGTAAATGTCAACCCTGGTCGGTCGATTTTCAGACCGAAGACAGAGCGGCCAGTAGCGCCGGGCGCGGGCAGAAGCTCACGGGGTACTTGAAGCGCGACGGTACGTCCCCAATGGGAGTGTTCTTCACGTCCTCCAGAGTGCGAATCGTATTCGAGGGCCCAATGACCAGCATGGCCCGCTCACCGAACTGGGACGAATCGAACGCGAGGTTTTCGTAGCAGACCATCCCCAGAGCGTCGGGGTAGCGCTCCAGAGCCCGCTTCATTGCCATGTGAATGTCGGTAGACGGGAACAGGGCAAGAAACTCAGTTGACGTGAGAGATGGGATGGGCGTGTTCATCAGGACTCCTGTGAGTGGTGGACTTCGTAGGGTTGTGGTGGCCGAGCTTTACGGCCATTGAGCGTGACGCCTGTCGCTCCAGAGCGTTCCTCTACTTGGAAGGAGCTGAACCCTTATCTGGGGGCTCCGGGTGCGAGGACCACACCCTTACGAATGGCTACTTCTGTGGGCCTCTACTTGACAGAGACTTCCACGGGAACGAACTCCAGATGGTTCCCGCGCTCCACGCGAGCCATGGAACGCACGATGGCCTCCAGCTCTTGGTAGGCGTACATCTTGGCCTTGAGGCCCTCGATGTGACCGACCACCGACGTGGGAACGTGCGTGAAGGGCTGAACAGTGAAGACCTTGAGCTTCATGGGCAAACTCCGGGGTTGGGGTTGTGGTTGCAGAAACAAAAAAACCCCCAGTGACCGAGTGGTCACTGGGGGTTTTCCCAGCGGGATTGGAGCGAATCCTAGCCGTGGACGACGCCGTTACCCTTGGTGACGGCCTGAACGGCGGGCTGGGCCAAGTCCTTGCGCCCCGACTTGAGCGGGAGGCTTTCCCGGAGCTGCTTATTTTCGGCGCGGATGGCGCGCATTTCGTCGAGCATGGTCTGCATGAGGGTGCGGTCTTCGCTCTCCGCCTTGGCCTTGGCCACCTTGTCCTTCTTCTCTTCCTTCTTGGGGGGGTTGAAGAGGGTCTTCACCAGCCAAGTGTTGCCGTCTTCGTCGGTAGCGGTGATGTACTTGCCGGTCCCGTTGACGAAGGTGAAACCAGCGTACTTCTCTTCGCTGGACTCGCTGAACTTGTTACCGCGTTCGTCGCCTTCGGCAATCTTGATGGTGAGGGTCAAGGTCTTCATGGGGTCGCTCCGTCGTAGTGGCCAGCGTGATTGCTGGGTGGTCGGCCACTGTGCAGCCGACGTGCCGTGCAAAGCCGCTTTGCAGCGCCGCTGGGGGCGTGCAAAGTTGGTTGACGCTGGTTTGCCCGATTCGGCTGGCGCATCGGGGCTCCGTCCGATTTTCGGACACTCGGAGGCGCTTGGGCGCCGCAGGTAACAATACATCTACGTCAACAATGTTACCTACATCAACAATGTATCTACATCAACAATGTATCTACATCAACAATGTCAGTACGTAGTACGTAGTACGTAGTACGCGCGTACCCTACCGACCCCACCCCCCGCACGCACGTATGAACGTAGGACTCCTATTCCCACTAACACCCCCCTCATCCAATTATCTCCACTTGGATGACGGAGCTGTTTCGTTGGTCGAAGTGCCGTGGTTTCAGAACCGGGGGAGCGGTTTCACTGGTGCGTCGGTTTTCACTGATGCGTCGGAGGGGCGACCTCCGCCGCTGCGCGGCTCCGGTCGCCCCTCATTGCTTAGAAGGCCAGAACCGCTACTTGGACCTCAGCGCCCACTCGCGGGCTCGCTTGGCCCAGGTGGCGAGCGTCAAGAGAGTGAGGTACTCGTCCGCTGCTGCGTGGTCGCAGCCCGGCAGCACCTTGGTCAGCAGCTTGTGCAGAATCTCCAGTTCGTCAGGCCCGAGGGCTAGGTACGGGGGGTCCAGCTCGGTCAAGTTCGTGCGGACGCCAAGGGGGAACGTCATGCGGTGCCAGTCGATGGTGCTGGCGTCGTCCACGGTGTGGTGCTCGTGCTTGGCCGTCTCAGCCGTTTTGAGTTTTTCCATGAGTTAGTTGGTGCTGCGGTAGTGAGTTGAAGCCGTACGACTCTCGGTAACTTGACAGTGTAGCCAAACAGGTGAAAGTTCTCCACCCCATGGGGAAGAAACGCACCACATGGGGAGCCGGGCTGCGCGTTGGTGCCCGCCCTCGCTGCGAGACGCCCCTAGACATCTGGATGACTGAGGCGGGCTGGAGCAACAAGGCGTTCGCCGCCACCCTTGGGCTGGAGCGCAAGCGGGTGGAGTACTGGCGCAACGGGCAGGCACTCCCCACCCTCATCTGGGCGTTCAAGCTGGAGCGCACCACCGGGGGCAAGGTCCCGGCTTCCTCGTGGCTGGCCACTGAACTGGGTCAAGCTGCGTGGAAGGACCCGGTATGACCAAGCTCAGCTTCACGGAGTGCCCCAAGGGCCACGCTCTACCCCGTGAGGGATGCACCCCCATCTACTGCGGCGGGACTTCCGCCCCACAGTCGCTGCTGCCGAAGGTGACGGCTCTGAGCAAGGCTGCCGCCAAGCAGGGCCGGTCGTCCTCCAAGGCCAAGCGGGTGATGTCCAAGAACATCGACGGCATGACCATGCGGGCGGTTGAAGAGTTGCGGAAGGCTCCCGGTGGTCAGAACGAGCTGGACATCATCGCCCTCGACAAGGAGCACCAAGCCAAGACCGCTGAGCGGGTCGGCAAGCGTCTCGCTGAGCGGGCCGTTCGGATGGCCCTGCTCAAAATGCCCCAAGGGCTCGAAGGAGCGGACGCGGAGGAGTGGGCCGACAAGAAAGCCGTGGAGCTGTTGCCCAGCGCCATGGCTCAAATCGAGTACGACCTGCTCTACGGGGACGACAGCCAGCGGCGGGAAGCCGCCCGGGACGTGCTGGACATGACAGGTCGAAGGCGTCGCGACGGTGGAGGAAGCGTCACCCCCACCATCATCTTGAATCTGGGGGGCGGGAACATGCTCCCGTGGGAGAAGGCAAGTGCGAAAGTCACGGCTGGAACAGCTACGCGAATCGAAGCGGGTGCGAATGCAGCCGTTGGAGACGGACCTCCCCGGACTCCTAAAGCTGATGGTTGATGGTGGTCGCGCGGTAGCCGACCGCTCCCTGAACCCCACCCAGGAATCCTTCATTCTGTCGCCCGACTACGCCAGTGCGTACATGGGCGCGGCTGGCGTGGCGAAGACTTCCAGCGGTGTGGCCAAAATCATGGCCCGTGCTCTGCTTCAGCCGGGGAGCAAGCACCTCATCTTCCGCTACGACTACAACGACCTGTTGGACACCACGATGAAGCGGGCCGAAGAGATGATCGCCCGCTTGCCCCCCGGTACGTTGTTGGACCGTGACAAGTCACCACCAGCCAAGTGGTGGATTAAGGCTGTTCCTCGGCAGGGCCCGGACGGCACCATTATCGAGGAGCCGTCACAGATTACCTTCATGGGCGGCAAGGACGGCTTCGGTTCCTACGAGTTCAACAGCGCCTTTGGGGACGAGGCTGACGAGTTTGAGGAGAAGCGCGTACTCGAAGTCCAGACTCGGCTGCGTGCCCCGGTGAAGTGGAGGGCCGAGACGCCGGGCGGGGTCTACTCCATCGCACTGGCCTTCAACCCGCCCGACACCAGCCACTGGCTCTACACCGCGTGTACCGGGCTGGACCACACCGGCAAACACGTCAAGGACCCTTGGTTGAGGCTGTACGTGCCCAACCCCAAAGAGAACCTGCGGAACCTGCCGGACGGCTACTACGACAAGATGGCCGAGTCGCTGCCCGAGGACATGCGGCAGCGGCTCATCGAGGGCCAGTGGGGCTCGGTCTTCCCCGGCGAACCCGTCTACCGGTTCTTCCGTCGCAAGCTCCATGTGGTGGACTCGATTAAATATGAGAGAGGGGCCACCCTCTACCGGTGGTGGGACTTTGGCTTCAACTACCCGGCGTGCCTCTGGGCCATGGTCGGCCACTTGGGGGACGTGTTTGTCATGAAGGAGCTGTTGGGCCGCCACGAGGAGATCCGGGCCTTCGCCAGACGGGTCAAGGCACTGACCGCCCAGTGGTTCCCAGAGGCAGGACAGTTCGCCCCCATCCGGGACTATGGTGACCCTGCCGTTTCTCACAAGAAGGACACCGGACAGGCGTTGGGGATGCTGCATCAGGAGGGCATCACCATGCACTACAAGCACGTTCCCTTCGAGCTGTCAGTCAACCAAGTCAAGAAGATGCTGGAGATGCTCATCGGCGGGAAGCCCGCAGTTCAAGTTTCCAAGGACTGCCAGATTTTCATTGGTGGTCTGAGCGGCGGTTACCACCTGAAGGACGATGGGGTGACCCCGGCGAAGGACGGCTACTACGACCACTTCGCGGACGCCTTCCGGTACGGCGTCTGGAACGTGCTCGGCCCCGACTCAGGCAGTGCCGGCAACGCGAACCTCCCCCAGTCTGTAGCGTACGACCCGAACCAAGACGTATAAGGCGGCCATGAACACTCCCGACACCTCCGTCATCCCGAACATTGCTGAGGCTGCCGCCGGCAGCTCCTACCTCGCACCGCTTCAGCCGGACCTGAGCAAGAACTGGTTCAAGGACGCGGACGTGCTGGCGTACATCCAGCAGAGTGTGCTGCCCGTGGTGGACTGGACGCGGACCCAGCGGACTGGGCTGGAGAGTGAGTGGGACGCCGTGCGGAACATGGCGCTCCAGCAGCACGACAACAACCGCCGCTACATGGGGAGGTCGCAAATCTACCTACCCGCGTACTCCAAGGCCCGGACCACCCTGGTGAGCCAGCTCACGCATGGGTTGTTCCCGTCCGACGAGTACATGGACGTGACACCGGCGTCGGACGAAACCACCGACGAAGAGGCCAAGGGGGTGAAGGCCCTCTTTCAGTGCGAGTTCGAGGACAACGCTGAGCTTCAGTCGAACATGAAGCCGTTCCTTCGCCAGTACGTGGACCTCGGCGTGTCGGTGGCCAAGTTCTGGTACGTGAAGGACGAGACCAAGCGGGGCAAGTTTGACCTGTCCCGCGCGATGATGCGGCCCGAGTACAAGACCAGCCTCAACAAGGAGGGCTGCCGGTTTCGCACCAACAGCATGTACGGGTGGCACATCTTTCCCGTCACAGCCAACAGCCTCGAAGAGGCCCAGCTCGTGTTCGAGGACATCATCGTCCCCAAGTCCATCTTCGACGAGAAGAAGAAGCGCGGCATCTGGCCGACCGCTGATGAAGCGTTCGCCGTGGCCCCGCCTGAGATGACGGCGAACCAGCAGACTCTGTTGTGGGCTCAGGCCGACATGGCCCACCCTCTGGGTGGGGGTCCTGACGGGGACGCCAAGGCCCTCGGCGTTCGCGTGGTCACGGAAATCTGGGGTTCGATGGTGCTGCCCAAGCCGGCCTACGCCCTCGATGAGGACAGCGACTTCCCAGTGCCCGTGAAGATTTCAGTCGCCGGGCATGAGGTGTTGGAGGTGGTGCGGAACCCGTTCTGGCACCAGAAGCCCCCGTACCTGTGCGCTCGGGACGAGTGGGAGGTGGGCAGCTTCTACCCCCGTGGGAAGGGTCACCGGGTCAAGGGGACTCAGCACATCCTGAACGACTTCGCGAACCAGACCAACGACAACGGAATCTACAGCCTCAACCCGATGTGGTTGGTGAACCCGTCTCTCCTGTCCGGGCCGCTGACCAGCATCAAGCCGGGCGGCATCTGGCAGGGCACCGACATCAACGCGATGGCCAAGCCGGTCCTGCCCCCCATCGAACAGCTTCAGTACGGGTTCCAGTTCTTGAACCTGTATGCCGGGATGCTGATGGACGACATCGGCGCCCCTCCCATCATCCAGGGGGTGGGGGCCGGCAAGGCGGCCAAGACGGCGACCGGCTCCCAGATTCTCCAGAAGAACGCCATGAACCCGCTCATGGACCAAGTGAAGGACATCGAGAAGGATGTCTTCATGAAGTTGATGCCGATGTGCTACAGCCTCAACCAACAGTACCGGGACGAGGACTCGATGAATGCCATCGCGGGCACCGAAATCAAGGTGCCCAAGGAAGCGCTGGCTGGCAGGTACGCCTTCCGCTGGCTGGCCTCGTCTCAGGCCGTGAACCAGCAGCAGCGGGCCGCCCAAGTGATGCAGCTCATCCAAGTCATCATGCCTCTTCAGCCCGTCCTGATGCAGATGGGCTACAAGGTTGACCCGGTTCCGCTGTTGAAGAAGCTCTACAGCGACGGGTTCGGGTTTCGGAACTTCGACGACTTCGTGTCGAAGATGCCAATGCAGGGCGGCCCGGTGCCCGGCATGCCAATGCCGGGAATGGGCGGGCCCCAGCAAATGGCCCTACCGGGCATGGACGGGCAGCGGCCCCGCTCGGCGGTGGAGCAAGGTGGCGGCGAGGTGGGCATGGACGCAGCGCAGGGCGAGGCCGACGAGTTCATGTCGGTACGCAGCGAGGCTGACGACATGGCCGCTCTGATGGGCGGTATGAACAACGGAGGGGGACAGTAAATGTTCTCTGTACAATCGGAAGGGCAGTCGGACAAGGACTTCGCCAAGGAAGTGGCCGCTCGCACGGAGCGCCTGGGTCGGATGATGCAGACCGAGGGGTGGAGGGAGTACGAGGCGTATGTGCGTGGGGAGGCCGCCGCCGCACTCCGCTCTCTACGCGACGCGCGGTCGGGCGACGAGGCTCTGAAGGCCGGGACGGCCTACACTGTGTTGATGCGGTTGGTGGACTTGCCCCGTGAGCAGTACGAGTCCGGGGTGAAATTTCTCCATACAGTTAAGCCCTGACTGCATAGGTAGGGTTTACACTCCAGCATCGGCCCTGCGTACCCTTTCCTCGTTGAAAGGGTGTCGCCGACCCTCCACCGGGCGCTGGAGCGCAAACCATGGACGAGACGAATCAGGCAGGAGGGGTCACCGCTCAGACCCCCGACGCCTCCATTGAAGGTACGCAGTCATCGCAATCGAACGCTGGGGTGCAAGCTCGTATCGACGAGCTGACCCACGGCATGAGGGAAGCACAGAGGGACGCTGTTGCCACTCGGGAGCTGTTGGCGGCGCAGCAGTCGGAGGTTCAGCGGTTACAGAACCTCCTGGCTGCGCCGAAGGAACAAGACCCCGGCGTGGACTACAGCCAGTTGGGTGACGCTGGCGACATCGTGAAGAAGGCCATCAACGATGCCGTCAAGCGGACTGAAGCCACCATGTCTGCCCAGTTTCAGGCGCAGTTCAGGCAGCTCCAGTCTGTTCAGGTGCAGTCGCAGGTTGCCACCATCGCGACCCAGTACGGGTTGCCCGCTGACGTGGTAGCTCACGCTCAGTCGGTGATGGCTGGTGCGACTCAGCGTGGCATCCCGATGGTTCCTGAGGACGCGGTGAAGTGGGCTCTGGGCGAGGCGCTGATGACCGGCAAGGTTACTCAGCAGCAGGTCCAGCAGCGCAAGCCGGGTCCCAACGGGAACGTTCTCATCGGGGCCGCTCCTGTCCCCCACGCCCCTGCCGCCCAGCGTTCGGTCGCGATGCCTGCGAACTTCGAGAACCTCCACCCAGACCAGCAGCACGAATGGCTCGCCAGGAACGGCATGCTCGACATGCCCTTGGACTGAGCGTCAACCAACAACCTCACGAGGTAAACAACAATGGCAGGCGAAATCACCACCAACACCAGCACCCTGAGCTACGACAGAGAGAAGTTCCTCGCGTCGCAGCTCGTCTCCCGCTCCATGATTCGCATGGTGGCGGCCTCGCTCTGTGACAAGGTAAACCAGCCCGAGGGAACCGGCGAGACTGCCTACTTCATCCGCTACAAGCGGATGAACCTCCCGATGGCCGTCCTCGCGGATGACGGAGCCGACCCGGCCAACTCTTCGTTCGCCCTCGAAGAGTACACCGCGACCCCCGACGAGTGGGGCGATGTGGTCAGCATCACCGCTCGCGTGGTGCGTGCGACCAGCCACCCGCTGATGCAGAAGGCGATGGACCTGCTGGCTGACAACGCGGCTCGCGTGATGGACCGCGAGATTCAGATTGTCTGGCTGGCCGGAACCAACGTGCGGTACGGCGACGGTTCGGTGTCCAGCCGGGCGACCATCACCAACACCATGGTGTTGAACGAGGCGACCATCCTGGCCGCTCGTGTTCAGATGGTTGACTCTGGAGTTCCGCCCAAGGGCACGAAGTCGAAGGACGCCTTTGCGACCGGAGCCAGCGGCACCTTCACCGGCCCGTCGCTGTACGTGGCGGTTGCCGGTCCGCAGGTTCTGGCCGACATCTCTCGTCCCTCGACCTCGTTCGGGACGTGGGCTGCGGTCGGCACCTACGGCGACGCCAAGCGGTTCTCGAACTTCGAGATTGGCATCTGGATGAACATCCGGTGGGTGGAGACGAACTTCATCCCGAAGTTCACCCTGCTGGGGAACTCGACCGCAACTGTCCTCGACGGAGGAACTGGGGCGGGCGTGACCGTGAACCTCCCGACCGACAACATCGGGTCCCTCAAGTCGAGCACCGTGTTCTTCTACAAGGTGACTCGCAAGGACCTGCTGCGCGGCTTCGAGGAGGCCATCAGCATCGCGCACAGCTCGACCACCGCCGCGACCGGTGACACCGAGAGCATCAAGTTCACCGCCCCCGCCACCGCCGGGTACGTGTACAACATCTACTTCGACACCGTGGCCACCGGAGGCACCGGGACCGACGCGACGATGAAGCTGGTGAAGGAGAACTTGGCGGCCTCGGAGGTCTACTCAGTGACCGCCGTTCCGAGCACTGGTGCCACCGCCCCGGCGAACATCAACGTGACCGCCGACGTGTCGCCCTCGACCGTGCATGTCGTCTACATCCACGGGGACGAGAGCTGCAAGTGGCTCGGCTTCTGGCAGACCAAGTTCTACATCACCAAGGACGAGTCCATCATCGGCAACGTGCTGCGCCGGAAGCGGGCCATCGGCTACGACTTCATGGGCAAGGCGTGCTTGCAGGACCAGACTCGCCTGCTGCGGTTGGAACTGGCCTCGACGTTCTAAGGCCACTGTGGGGCCCGCTGATGCCCTTCCCCCGGGCGTCAGCGGGCTTCCGTTTACGTGAACCCAAACCTTCCAAGGACCACCATGAAGACCATCAACAAAGTTGTTCTCTTCCTCATCTGCCTCGGAGGTCTGGCGTGGGCAGCGCGCGAATCCGTGGACCGGGTGTCCAGCGTCAAGCCCCAGCATTTCATCAGGGGCATCTACATCGGCACGGACAGCTCGCTCGCCGTCACCGACACCGACAACAAGCTGACCCACTCCGGGGAGGCCCGCATCGACCAAGTGTTCGGGGCCATCCCGAATGACGGCGGCACGGGAGACGCTTGTATCATCTCCACCTTCAGCGGAACCATCGAGGGCGCGACGGTCGGTGACCCGTGCATGGTCGGCATCGGGTTCGGCGCGTCCGGCGTGCCAGTCGGAGGGGACGACAGCAAGTTCAACTGTTTCGTTTCGGCCGCCAACACCACCAAGGTCCGGCGCTGCGGTCCCCGAGGAATGGCAGCCCTTGAGGACGCCGGGTACGTGACCCGTACCTTCAACTAAGTCACAGCACCACCGTAGTACCACCCCAGAAGGAGCCAAAAAGATGGCGCGCAACGAAGAGGGCAAAGAGACGTACACGAAGGAGGAGGTCCAGAAGATGGTGGCTGACGGTGCGACCGCAGCGGCGAAGGCCGCTGTGGACGCCCTGATGCCGGCCATCGCTGCGGTCAACGCGCAGGGCCGCTCCCAGGCCCCGGCGGTGGCTGTGCAGCAGCAGGGCGGCTTCCCCCGCATTCCGGTGATTCGGTGCAACGAGTGCGGCCAGGACAAGCGGGCCTGCAAGAGCGGCCATGTGAGCCTGTGCGTGTACCCGTCCCGGTATCCCGAGTTCGCGGAGTGGTTCATGGGCGTGTACATCAACGGGGTCCGCTACCTCAGCGACCGTCCGGGCCACATGGTCACCGTTCCCAAGGACGCGGAGTCCGGCATTCTTTCCCACATTCAGGTGTGGGAGGAGAACGAGCGCACCACCAAGCTGGGCAAGAAGCGCAAGCACAACTCTGGTGACGCTGAACGCCCCAACACCAACGTGCCGTACTTCCGGTAAGGAGTAAGCGGGCCAATGGGTGTCAAGACGCTGGGAGCCATCGTCTCGGAGGGCATGTCCCTCGGCGGGCGCACCGACAGTGCGCTCGCCACACCCGTTACGGCGTGGGTGAACAACTGGTTGCGACAGACGTACCTTCAATGGCCATGGCCTTGGCTCTACAAGAGTCGGGCTGCGCTGTCCCTCGCGGCCGCCACCGAGTCCCTGTCGGTGGGCGGTGGCAACGGCGGCATCACCAACCCCATCCAGCGCGTCATCGACCCCATCTGGGTCTACGACGCCACGGGGAACAAGGCAGTCGCCCGCGTACGCAAGCTCACCGGGGGCAGCTACGCGGGTAGCGAGGAACGCATCCAAGTGGCGGCCAACTTCACCGGGATACCCCGTGAGTTCCGCGTGCGCCCCGGCAGCTCCTTCGGAGTGTGGAGCCTCATCCCCATCCCCTTCCCCGACCGGGCGTACCTGCTGGCGTTCGACTACATCGAGCTGCCGGCCAACTTGACCGCATCTGACACGCCCATCTACCCCAATGACCTGACAGTGGTTCAGGCGGCCTTGGTGGCCACCCTACTGCACGTCAACGGGCACGACTCGCCGGACTACCAAGACGCCATCCAAGTCTTGGCCAAGCGGGTGTCGCAGGACCGCACCGGCTTCGGCAACTCGCTCGGCATCAACGACACCGTGGAGTTGGATGAGGGAGTGTACTCGTGAATGAGACTCTCGCCCTCCCCTTCCAGCTCGGCGTAGATAGGCACAACCGCGTCGCTCAGCCTGAGGGGCCGTTCTACGAGTCTCTGAGGAACCTGATTCTCAGTGACCAGAACGACCTCGTTCGCCGCAAGGCGATGAACCTCAGAGAGGTGTTGATGGTCTCTGACTCGGCGGGGACGGCTGGTGGAATGGCCGTGTACCCCAACGCCGGACTGCCGAGTGGTTCCAGCGCTCCCGTGCAGCCGCGCTGCCTGTGGTTCCCGCCCTTCCGCTCGGGCGGCAATCTTGGCCGTCCGGTCGTGTCCGTCTACAGGTGTGCGGACGGGACGAATCTGTTGATGGTGGACGACGTGACTCGGGCCGTTCTTATGCCCAGCTCGCGGCGGCGTCCGCAAGCGGTGGAGTGGCAGGGCGCCCTGTGGGTGGCCACTGGCGGCGTCATTGCCAACGCCCACTCCTACTTCGCCGGCACTGGCGATTCGGGCATCATCCGAATCGGCCAGTACCTCGACGCCAACAATGCCTGGAAGATTGCCATCGCAGCCGGGATGCCTCTGGGGCTCGGGCAGGCCACCGCCGGCCACACACCAGCTCTGGAGAAGTTTCAGCAGGCCAAGGTCATCGGGACGTACGCAGACCGGGTGATTCTGGCCAACTTCCCGGATGACCAGTACGGCCAGCCGCGTCGTGCGGTCATGTTGTTCAGCGACGGACCCGGTGACGGGTTCCCCACTTCCGTGGCCCTCCCCACCGAGGACGTTGTGGGCAAGGGGTTGGACGTTCCCAACTTCAACGCGCTCGTGGGAGGGAACGAAAGTGACCCGCTGGACGACCGGAGCATCTTCGTCGGGGACGTGACCGAGGACATCGTTGGCGTGAAGGAGCTGTCGCTCCAACAGTCCGGGGCGATGAACCAGTCGGCCCTACTCATTCTGAAAGACCGCAGCATCTGGATTGCGACGGGAGAGCCCCTCGTTTCGACGGACGTGGGCGACCCCATCGGGACGCTCAACGTCATCCGACAGCCGCTGGCCGATGGGTGTGCGTCGTTCGAGACGGTGTGCGAGACCCCGTGGGGTGTCATCTGGGCGGGGCACGACGACGTGTACTTTGCCCCCAACGGGGGCGGTGCTCCGGTTCCGATTGGACGGTACATTGCCAGTGAGTTCAAGCACACCCCGTTCGACCTGAAGCACTTGTGGCACGCCTCGTTTCACGAGGGCTTCTACCGGCTCGCCATCATGGCCGCCGGGCAGAACCAGAGTGACCCGGTGGCGATGGAGAACCAGTGGTGGCTCGACCTGCGGTATGGGCCACCGCAGGACTGGACCAAGGCTCGGTGGTTCGGCCCTCAAATGTACCAGCCCATCATTGCCCCGCACTGCGACGAGACCGACATCCAGCGGGGCACGTACGTGATGGCGGTGGAGAAGCGCCCCGAGTTTGAGTCGGAGCTGTTCGCGCTCCAGATTGGGTTCTACACGGCCAAGCTCACCAATGGGGGCCGGTACGCTTTCGTACTTGCCGGGCTCGACGGGCTGGGCGTTCGGGACTGGACCTGCGAGCACAGCCCCAACGAGTGGGTTCGGGCGTCCGAGACGTTGGACACTACAGCCTCATCCATGTCGCTTCGCCGGGCTGTGGTGGGCGGTGCGTTCGGGCAGGACGGCGTGGGCGACACCATCTGGACCCACGGACGCATCAAAGTCCCGTTCAGTGAAATGACTCTGGGGGCCGGTACTGGGGGTGACCCGAAATGGACCGACGACACCAGCAACACCGACGACGGAGCGGCCACTTGGGCTGACGCTGGAGTCATTGCGGTCCCTTCCAGTGACTGCAACCTTGCTGCACACGACGGCTCCGATGGTGCTGCGGCGGGCACCCGAGGGAACGCCATTCTCGCTTTCCTGAAGACCTTGGAGCTACACGGCGGTGTCCCGGCGCTGTTCAAGCGCCTGAACCTGATTGACTTGGTTGGCTCTGTCAACGTGTCCACCCGCTGGGACCTTCGCGGAAGGTCGAACGCTCTGGAGCAGAGCGACACCCAGCGGAACATCAACCGGGAGGGCGGCCACTCGCTGGACCTGACCGCCCTCGACAGCTCAACTCAATCTGACATCGGGCTGAACGACAGCGACACCGCATTCAAGCTGGTGCTGGACACGGCGGCAAGGTTCACCACCGGGCGCACGGTTTCGTTCGAGCTGTCAGAGGTGCCTGGGTTCGTTTTGGCTGACGCTGACTTGTCGTTCGCTTTTCAGGTGGACGTAAACGGAGACGGCGTTCCAGAGGTCCAGGTCACGGCGACGTTGACGGAGAACTACTACGCAGACTGGGGTGCCCTACTCGTCGCGATGTGTACCGCCATGGACACGGCGGCTACCGCTCAGGGCGTCTCCACGGGCGGGACCTTCACTGCGAATCAGTCCACCGTGGTGGGGTACGCCAAGGCGAGACTGCCGCGCATTAACAACATCGGGGCGGGGATGGAGCGGAAGTGGGCTCCGCTCATCGGGTCTGGGGACCCAGACCTTCAAGCACTCGGGTCGGTGTGGCGGCAGCTCGGCTTTGAACAGTACTGGGGGGCGACCAGCGGGACGAACTACACCGAGATAACCGCTTCGTACTCGCCTGTCGCGCGCACGGTGGGCAACCTGCGGTTGGCTGCGCTAGAAGCAAAGGTACGACTTTTCAAGAGAGGACCAACATGACGACTTGGATGAAGAAGACGCGGGAGTTTTGGGCCGCTGCGCTGGTGGTGGTGTTCGCCGCCACCTACGCGAACGCGACCAGCATCTACTCGTGGTCCAGTGGGGAGGTGCTGACCAGCTCCAGGCTGAACGCCAACTTCGCCCACATCCACAACTCGATGGTCGGGGGTCACGGCGCGCGGCTGGTTGACTCCGACGTGTCTGCAACGGCCGCCATCTCGTCGTCGAAGCTGGCAGCCCGCTACCTCATCCCGACTGCGTGGGCGAAGGTCGGCGCCGGCTCCTCGGCTTGCACCTCCGGGACCTGCACGCTGGACGATTCGTCCGGGGTTACCTCGGTGGTTCACAGCTCCACGGGCACGTACACCGTCACGCTTCCGGCTCAGTCTGACTCGACGTACTCCATCATCGTGTCCGCTACGACCGCCGACCGCGTGTGTACGGGCCTCGCCGCCTCGGCCACTTCAGCTCAGGTGGTGTGTCGGACCGTTGCTTCCTCACCAGGGAATCAGGATTCGGTTTTCAGCTTCATCGTCTTCGACACCTAAGAGGTTCTCAAATGGCTTTCTGGTCATCCGAAATCGACCCCTCGACGGGGATGCCTTTCACGAAGGAGGGCTACGCCGCCCGCCTTGCTGGGGTCAAGTCGAAGTACCCGAAGTTGGTTGACGCCCTCACCTCCAGCTTGGAGAGGATGTTCCCCAACATGAACCGGGATAGGGCTCGGGCCAAGGTTGCCGAGTACATGGCGGTCCTGGGCGACCCACCGACCAACCCGGATGAGCTGAAGGGTTGGGTGAGAAAGTCGTTCGGAGCCAAGTTCAGGCAGCTCTACGACAAGGAGAAGCAGGACCGGTTGGTTGCCCAAGGGCTGGCCAAGTGGACCACGGGGCCCGAGGGTGGCGGCTACACCATCGCTGACGGGGTGGACCCGGCTGAATACGAGGCCGCCAGTAAGGCCCTGGATGAAGAGATGCAGACGACGTGGGGCGACGCGGGTGGCCTCGACGGGTGGAGCGGCTCGTTCGGCGGGGTGGACACCCAGAGTTCAGAGTTGGGTCTGGACATCCAGGGCATCAATGACGCCACCCCGCTGACTGGCGGTGAGGAGGATGAAAAGGACCCCGCGACTCGGCTGAAAGCGTACTACGACGCCCTGTACAGCCCCGGCGACGAGCTGTCCATTTCGCGCATGGCGGGCAACCAAGCACGCCGCGCGTCGCGGGGTGCTGGCGTGCGCGGGGGACTGTCCGACGCCTCGGCGGCGCACCAAACGGCCAATGCCGCACTCGGCTACCGCCAGAACACCAACGCTCAGGCCCTTCAGTTCATGGGGCAGGACCAAGGCCACCAGCTTGGGATTGCCCAGCTCCAGCAACAGGCGCTGCAATTCAACGCTCAACAGCGACAGGCCGCTGCGCTTGCCGCGTACAACCAGCGTCAGCAGTTGGGGGGCACCATCGGGGGGGTCGCCGGCCTGATTGGTGGTGGTATCATCCAAGTTGCGACCGGGGCTCCCGTGGCAGGTGCTGGCGCTGCGGCTGGTACGGCTATCGGGTCGGCGTACGGTGGGGGAAACGCCCCCGGCTCGTACACCGTACGCAGCTCCACCAGCCTCAGGAACGCCGCCACTGGTGGCAAGAAGAATGACAACAGCATCTACTGAGGAACGACATGGCTGACCCACGCGACTACATCAACAGCGCCGCCGCCCAACTGCAACAGGGCATCTCTCAGTGGCAAGCCAACAAGAAACAGGAAGAGTTCCTCAACACGGAGCTGCATCCAGACCTCCAGAGCGCGTTCATGCCGGCTCCTCGACCGCAGGTGGGGGCGACCAAGTACGACCCGGAGGTGTCGTCCGCGTTCGACTCGGCACTTGACAGTGCCCTGTCCGGCTTTGGTGGGTTGGCGTCTGAGGGTCAAGCACCCGCTCAGGGTGCTCAGGTCGGAATGGAGCACCCGGAAATCAAACGGCTCGCCAAGCTGGTTGAGGAAGGAATGAACCCCTTGGTCGCCGCCAAGCAGGCCCGTGCGTTCACCAACCGGGACATGCCCGCCATCAAGCTGGCGATGGAAGCCCGTGAGCAACAGGCTCGGAACGAGTGGTACTCCGCGCGCAGTGAGGGAACGGACACTCCCGAGTCCCGCGAACGTCGTGCTCGAATCGCAGCGGACGCCCGCAACTACGGGGCTGACCGTGGGTACGAGGGTCGCAAGTACAGCGCCGACGCTTCGTACGAGGCCAGGGACTTGGAGTCGGGTCGCCGCCTCGAAGGCGCGAGGTATGGAGCTGACCAATCTCGCGCTGGGGCCGAGGCCCGAGCGCGGGCGACCGTGGAGGCCGCACGCGAGCGCGCCGCTGCGTCGGAGCGCATTGCCACCCAGCGGTTCGGGACCAGGAACGCCTACGTCAACGACCTCATCAAGACCCTGAAGGTCAAGGCCGACGCCATGGGCAAGGCCGGGGCCCAGCTCGACATCATGCGGAACGCTGACCAGGGCGGCGTCAACAAGGAAAGCCTGAGGAAGCGCCAAGCGGAGTACGATGACGCGGTGAGGGAGTACAACTCCACCCAGAAGATGGTGGACGAGCTGTTGGAGGAAGGTCGGAAGGGTGGCCAGCCAGAGCAGCACGGCAGCTCCACCACCATCGAGCGCGGCAGCCGAAGCGAGCGGGCCCAGCCCACCTCAGATGGCCAGCCCCCGTTCGAGGTTCGGCAGACTCCGGGCCAGCCGTTGGACCCCAGACTGACGGTCGGCCGCGATTTGGGGGCCGTGGATGTGGTCGAGCCGGGACCGGAGCGGCTCCTCGCTCCCAGTGGGACCAGCTTCCCGCCGTTGGGGCAGCCCAGCAGCGGAACCACCCGGCAGGGGAACGTCGTGAATGGGCCAGCCATGACCATTCCGCCCGGCGCTGGAGGTCCTGTCCGCATCCCGGGCGCTCCTGCCCCTGGAGTCCCCCAACAGCTCGGCACCACCACCGTTCGCCGCAAGCGTGACGGTGTGGTGAAGACCATCCCCATCGCCCGTGCCATCCAAATGGTTCAGACGGGTGAGTTCGAGTTGGTGCGCTGATGCCCGGCGAGTTCGACGCAGAGTTCGACGCAGCTCCAGACGCCGCCGCGTTGGATGCCGAGTTCGATGCAGCGCCGGACGCCCCCGGCCAAAACGCGAGCATTGGCAGCCCGGCCACCATCAAAACACCGTACCAGTCACCGTACGGACCGAAGGAGTACGCGCAGGCCAACCCCGGCGTGTGGGACTCCATCAAGGGTGGGGCCATCGGCTTGGGCGAGGAGCTTTGGGGCAGGGGCCAGCAGTTTTCAGGAGGAATGCTCCGGGGCGCGATGGGTGCGCCGCCAGAGGCGAACACCCTCAGCATCATCGGTCACGGCCTCACCCCGGCCATCCCCACCGACACCGGCAAAGTGCTGGCCGGTCGTGCGATGCAGATCAACCCGCTCATCGCGGGGTCCGTGGGCGACCGGGCGTTCGAGACTCCCGAAGCTCACAAGGCCGCCCGTGGGCTCCAGCAGAACCTGCGCGACATCACCGAAGCTGACCCAGGCATGCAGGCGTTCTTCAGCCCCCAGGGCCGGGAGCGGGCCGCTGACACGGTTGCTGCGGTACTCCAGACCGGCGCCTCGGCCATCCCCAGCGCCATCCCAGTCGTCGGCGGTATCAACGTGTCGGCCCAGCTCGCCGCCAAGATTGGGGGCATGTCGCCACGGCTTGCCGCTTTGGTGCTCGGGGCCGTTGAGACCAGCTCACAAAACATTGCCATGGGCGTTCTCGGTGCCGAAAAGGGGGAGCGGCTGGCCACGCTGAAGGCGTTGATGTCCCCACCCAACACGTTTGAGGAATACCTTGGGAAGGTGGCGCTCCCGTTGGTCGGTGGCGTAGGTGCCGCCGCTGCCGTGAGGGGGCTTGCCAGAGAGAAGTCCGTGAAGTCTCTGGGCGACGAATACGTTGGCGGCCAGACTGAGCGTGAGTTCGTGGAATTCATGCACGCCAAGGGCTCTGTGCCTGAAGCCAAGTTTTCGGGCCGCCAGTTCGACTCCATTCCCAAAACCGAAAAACTGTCCGCTCAGTTCGACCCAAGTGGGCCTTCCGGGACGCTCACTGGTGGTCAGTTGGTCCAGCGCATGGCCTCCAAAGCCGTTGAGCTGTCCCAGCAGACCCAGCAGGGTATCGCTGAGCGGCGTGCCAAGTTCGTGGCCGTCGTGAACGCGGACCACATTCGGGCCCTCGCAGACGACATGGAGTACAACACCGCCATGGCCAAGGGTGAGCTGTTGCTCAGGGACCCTGACGCCACCGCGCGACCGCGAGTACACGAAGAGGCCGAGGCTCCGTTCTCGTGGCTAGCCCACCAGTACAAGAAGGACTTGGTTGAGGCTCCGCTGATTGGTGGCGAGAAGGGTGGAGCCCACTACCAGTTCGACAAGGTTGTTCCTGACGAGCTGGATTTCACCGCCGAGTCTTCGGGCGTGGGCGTCCGCGACGACCCGAACATCAGCCTGCCGTTCCCAGGCAAGGAAGGCGTACGGGCTGAGGGCCAACTGCTCCCGCTGACCAAGCGGGACGTTCGGGTGGATGCCGCCGTGAAGGGGGCGACAAAGCACAGGGTCACGTCCGGCCTCAAGTACAAAGGCCCGACAGGGGACGCTGCCAACAACGCTGTGGCCAAAGCCATCGCTCGTCACCGCAACTTGCCCCGCGAGTACGACCTACCCGAGAACCCGTTCGAGTACGGCGCACGCCCGCGAGCCCCGGATGAGCTGGCCGGTGATGCGCGGCGTCGCGCGCAGGAGGCGTACGCGACTGCTGAGCTTGCACGCGGAGCCGACCCTCACCAGCTCGCGCGCGACATCGCTCTGTGGGACCGGGACGAAGTACAGTGGCGTCGTGACCACCCGGTGGAGGCAGCGGAGAATGGACCCTCCGACCCCCTTGCGATTCCGCTCGGAAACTTGGCGAACACTGCCGCCAAGCACAAGAACAGTCCGTTCTCTCCGTTTAAGAAACTGCACCCGGAGACTCGGAAGGACGTTCTGGATGTCTCTAGGGCAGACCCCCAGTGGCACAAAGCCGTGAAGAAGGGCCTGAGGAAGCGAAGGGTCGCCCAGCAGGCCGCTGTGGTTGAAGCGCCCGACGCCAAAAAGGGCGTCGCTGGCGTCATCGAGTGGTCGGACGGAACGGTCGAAGTCCAGAACATCGACAACGTGGCGGATGCCCACAAGTTCCGCACTGCATTATCCAAGTCACGAGGCCGCCCGGACGTGGGCCTGAGCACCAAGGCGGAAGCTCTCCTTGCCCGTGAGCCTGACCAGCTCCTGCACGACGCTTTGGTCTTGAGTCCCAAAGAGCGTATGGAGGGCAAGACCACTGGTGGGTCGGTCAGCAACCGCGCATCCGTGCTGATGATGAACATTGATGACGGGATTCCATTCCTCACCAGCGTAAAGGACCCGGTTGTTCGTGCAGTGGCGGCCAGAAACCTCGGGATTGTCGGGGTGAACACGGCTGATGGTGTTCGGTTCGCGCAGGCTGTTCCTACCAGGGAGGGGTTCGCCCTTCTCCCGCTGGACGAGGGACACGGGCTGCCCACGCTGCCCGATGGTGTCCTGCCACTGGCGGCGACCGACGTGGGGGTTGTGCATGTGGGCGAGTCGTCCCGTGACAGGAAAGCCCAGCCGCTCACCGGCCCGGAATGGGAGTTCCTCTTCACGGAGGGCCGAATCCCCACCCGACTGTCTGAAATGGATGAGGTTGGCCCTGCTGGTCCCCTGCTTCTTCGGCTACAGGCGGCCTCGCCCGAGCTTCCAACCACGAGGGTCACGCAAAACCTCTCGGTCAGGGAGGCGTTTGCTCGACACGAGCTGGCAGGGGCTTTCGGGAAGTTGGTGACTGGGGTTCCGTCCGTTCACAGCATGGGTTTCGGGAAGCGGGCCGGTGACGTGAAGCCCACTCCCAACAACCCGCTGCCCGGCGACTTGGCGCTGAGCCCGTCCCTGTCGCCGCACGCGGCTGGTCTGGTGGAGCGCTCGTTCGGTGGTGGCGATGGTGGCGGTGGCGGCCCCCCTCGGAAGCCCCCGACCGGCCCACCGGAGCCGCCGCCTGAGCCACTGCGCGGTCCGGTGCGCCACGACGCGGTGTCCGAAGGGTCCTCGGCTGTCCTGCGGGGAGCCATCGGGCTGGTCGCCCCAGACCAGATGAACCTCTGGCAGCGGGCTGGTCGCAAGCTGATCGGCGCCCACCTCCGTGGGCCCATCGACCTCCAAGATGCGCTCATTCTTCGCCAGAGCGAACAGGCTGCCGCAGCTTTCAAGGACAACTGGCTCGCGTCGCTGCACCGGGCCAGCCCCAGGGCCCCCCGGTCCTCGCTGGCGTACCACGCCGACGCTGTGAAGCTCGGTCAGGGCAAGATGACCACCGACCAGTTCATCGCGCTCTACCCGGAGGCCAGAGCTGCCAAGCAACTGTTCGATGATGCGGCCCGCCGCAAGAAGGTGGCCGAGGCCAGACTCATCGAAGAGTACGGGATGATTAATCCCAAGCCCGAGACTCTGATGGAGTCCCCGGAGTACCTCGCCACGCTGACGCTGGCCCACATGATGAAGGGCAAGGACGCCCTGAAGTTCTCCAAGAGTCTGGAGAGGGGCAAGGTCTGGCAGGACGCCATCAAGGGCTACATCGACGAGCAACAGAAGGCGGGGCACATCATTGATGAGGTGACCGCCGAGGTGTACCTCGAAGGGCTCATCGGCGGGGATGACCCGGTGGGCAACTACTCGGTACAGGGCAGCGGCAACGCCAAGGCCAAGAAGGACATGCCGGACTGGCTCCGCAAAGTGATGGGGCAGGGCCTCTCTGGCGAGCTGGCCATCGCCCACACGCTTGGCGTACAGGAGGCCGCGCTGGTTCGGGGCGAAGTGTTCCGAAAGATTGCCTCGCGCCCGGACTGGGTTGGCACTGACGCTGGCGTACTGGCCGCTTCCATCGGGATGAACCCCAAGAAGATGCCCGAGAGCCGGTGGCTCTACGGTGACCTCGCCGGGAAGTACGTCCACCCCCACATCTACGATGTGACGGTCCTCGAACCACAGAGCGGGACGTTGGCGGCCGCCCACCGGAGCATCGCCAACCAGCCCAACGCTCTGTACTCTGGATTGAGGAGCGTCGCCCGTCTCATCAAAGGCAACGAGATTGCCAACCCGGCGACCATCTTCAACAGCTTCATCGGCAACTGGTATCACATGGTGTTGTCCGGCATAGCGCCAACCGAGTTCCCCCGGTACGGGCAGAACATGGAGTGGGCCGCCCGTGCCCTGTTGGACTTCCGCAAGAACCCCATCGCTGAGGCCCAGTACGCAAAGCCGCAAGAGGGAGTTGGCAACCTCAGCTTCATGGTGCGTGAGGCACGCCACTACGGCTTCGACGCCGAAGGGTTCGGCACCACCGAAGTCTCACGTCGGGAAATCAGCAACATTCAAGAAACCTTTCTGCGGGCTGTGGCCAAGGATGGCGGCATTGACCAGTGGGCCGGGCTCATTCGGGGGTTCAAGGCAGTCATCGGGCTGCCCGGCAGCTTCACCTCCAAGGCCGGCGCGGTGCTCGACCTGACCGACCGCCTGCACAAGATGGCGGCGGGCTTCACCCTCGCTGAGCAGGCGTTGAAGCGGGCCAAGAACGGCGAGAAGGGCTTTGTCGGAGTCATCAGGACTCGCCAAGACGCCCTCCGGTGGGCAGCCCGCCGCGTCAACAAAGCCTTCCCGATGCCCGACCGCACAGGGCTCTACCCCCGGTACGCTGCGGACACTGCTGGTGTGGTGAACCCGTACATCACGTACATCGGTGAGGTGATTCGGACCTCGGCGCAGGCTCCCAGCACCATCATCGAAGACCCACGGGTGATGCTGAGCATCGGTGCGTGGGGCATGACCACCGCCGGGATGTACGCCATCTACAAGAACGCCAACCCGGTCGATTCAAAGCTGATTGAAGAGGAGCGGAAGACCCGCCGGGAGTACTCCGGGACGTACGAGCCGACCGTCGTGCCGATGATGTTCACCGCTTCCAACGGTCGCCCCATCCTTGCGAACGCCACTCCGTTCTTCGACATCACCCGCTACCTCGCAGGCGACCGGACCATGAGCGTGGCAGAGCGGGTGGTGGGGAATGCCATTCTGGGCTTCACCGACCGTGGCATTTTGGGGCCGCTGGTGGAGGACGGGCTCGCCACCATCGACCCTCGGTGGGAGAAGTATGAGAAGCGGAAGAAGATTTGGCAGGCTGGGTGGGAAGAGGCCGCCAACAGGCTGTTGATGGACTCGGGTGTGCTGCCCAAGTACCCCGGCAAGGTCTGGAGGTCGTGGAACAAGACCAACCCCGTCCCGTTCAACCCGTACAGCCCCAAGCAACAGCAGCCGTGGGAGATTCCCGCGATGCAGGCGGCGGGGCTCCCGATTCTGGACCAGCAGGCCCCTCTTTCTCACGCGCTCCAGCCCAAGATGCAGATGGGTCAGGTGCGTCGGGACATCCAGGGTAGGTTGATGGAGCCCGAGGGGTTCCAGACCGGCCCCATCCCATCGCAGGACTCTGTGGGCGAGGACTTTCAGAGCATTTTCGACGTGCGGATGCGTCAGAAGTAAAACCTGTAGTAGGAGAGGGACCATGAAACGCGAACTGAGACTTGCCGCTGCCACCGCCGCCGTGATGCTTCTGGCCTTTGCGGCAAACGCCTACGCCGATGCCGCCAGAACCAAGACGGGGGCCGCCCTCACGTACCTGATGAACGGCTCGCCCGTGTACCTCGGGTCGGTGTCCGTCTACGACGGCGGGTTCGCTGACAATGCCAGCACCAACGGGGGGGCGGGCTTCACGTCCTTCAGCATCAGCGACACTGCGTTCGTGTACGCCCAGTGCAATGACGCTGCGTTCTTGCAAGCGAACAAGCTCACCACCGACGCCGGGACCACCGTGGGCCGCTCGCTCAGGCTGGACCAGTTCGAGAAGTTCCCGGTGGGGATGCTCCAGCCCGGCAACCCTGGGGTGTCGTTCGCAGCTACCGACGCCGGCTCTGTGCAGTGCGCGGTCTTTGAGCTGAAGTGAGCCATGCTGACCTCCATTCTCATCGCAGTGTTGGCAGGTGGCCCCGCCTCGCGCGGGGTCCGCACTGACACTTCCACTGAAGCTGGGTGGCGCGTCCGCAGCAAGACCGTAAGGTCCAGCGGCGACACTCGTGAGATTGCCCCACTCTTCAGCTTCGCCAGTCCCAACAGCTACCGGGGCACGTCCGGGCCCTACGCTGGCCTCCCCGCGACGGACGGCTGCAAGGACCCGGCAACCGTCACTGGCACCAAGGGCGAGGTGTTGACTTTCACCCGCACCACGTCGTCGTCCTGCTGCACCTCTGCTGACTGCTCCACCGTCGAGCTTTGCTCCTCTGGACAGGTGTGCATTTCCCCGTACACGGACGGGCGTGGGATTCGGGTCAATCGTGGGTACACGCAGTTGATTCTCCGCACCGAGGAAACCGACAACGCGAGTTGGACCAA